AATACCACCAAAGCACTCACATACTCATCTTGGAGCAGTCGCATCCAAAATGAAAGTTGGTGACTGCGTTGAAGTTAGCAAAAATGAAGTAGTAAGAATGTGTCAATGTATTCGCAGTAGATACGGTAATACTGCTGCTACTATGCGTAAGCTAACTGATGACACATATCGTGTATGGAGGAACAAATGACAAGAATGTATCATAGGTCTCAGGTCTCAATGGAAGTAACCAAGGTAACATTGGATGCTGGAGAGCAAGACCAGATTCTTATCCAGTTTTGGCAAGGATCAAATAACTACCACACAGTTTATCTTTACCCACAAGAAGGTAAAAAATTTGAATTGTTTCGTGGTATAGAGTTCAAAGATGAAACTATTCTAATGGAGCAAGTAGCTAAAGAAACGGAGAAAGTAGATGCAGACGCAAATTGAACTAAAGGAGCTAAAGCACTCCCCTAATAATGTGCGTAAGGTCAAGCCCAGTGACTCTGGGTTTAAGGCCTTATGCGCCTCAATACAGTCTTGTGGTCTGCTGCATAACCTTGTCGTAACTCCCAACGGCAAGGGCTATGTCGTTATCGATGGTAACAGACGCCTCGATGCTCTCAAGACTATCTACAAAGGCAAAGGCGGAACACCTATCAACTGTATTGTCATAGATGAAGACAGTGCAGAAGTTGGCCTCCATGCCAATATGATTCGTGAAGACATGCACCCACTCGATGAATGTGATGTCATCATGGCGTTGTGCAACGATGGTCAAGAAGACTTTGATACTGTTGCTGCACGTTTCGGTCAAACCAAACGGTGGGTAGAACAGCGTATAAGCCTCTCTGAGCTGTCTGATAACGCCAAGGCTATGTTCCGTAACGGTGACTTCACTATGGGTGCTGCACAAGCTCTGACGCTTGGTACAAAGGAGAAACAAGACGAGTTTCTGGCAGACAATACACATTTCCATCCAGAATCAGTCAGAAGAGCTATGCTATCAGCTAAGATTCCTATGAGTGCTGCACTTTTCGATACTGAAAGACATCGCAGTAGCCTCGGTATTGAAGCTGACTTGTTCGGTGATGAAGAGTTCATTACCAATCGTGAAGCATTCGACAAACTACAAGAAGAACATATCTTCAATGTATGTCAGGATTATCGTCAGCAAGGCTACTATGATGTTGTCTATGCCAAAGACCAGTATCACTGGGACATGCCAGAACTCAGGGGATGCCTCTCTGTCTACAATGAAGAAGACTATGACATATCAGAGATGATTATGGTTGTGACGTACAACACTATGCGTTACGCACTTGATACACATCTCATGGTACTCAAGGACATCAAAGAAGATACTGAAGCCAAGAAAGAAATGGAAGAAGCAGAAGAAGAGATTACGCCTCTTACATTCTCCAATCCACAAAAAGATTTGGTTTATTCTTACTTTGCTGATGCAACACTTCGTGAGATGTGGTCAACAAACAAGATAGACAAAGTAAAGTTTTTCAAATCCTTGCTATGCCATCGTAAGCTTGGCTACACATACAATCATGTCAATCGTATTGGTCATGTGTATTGTGACTCACAAAGAATCTTTCCAGCAGAAGGAGAGCCAAATGGCTACACTAGTTTACCTAATGAAGATGTTATCGGTAGGCACATCGCAGCTTGTGAATCTGCTTATGAAAGTGACAACACTACTCCACTTATGTACTGTTATAACCTCCCAGCTAAAGAGCTTGATGAGCTGTTTGTGGCGTGTTGTCTGCGTGGTTTATCAATCTATGACTTCAGGTCTGAATCAATGGAAGGGTTCAACGAAAAGCTTAACCTACAAAACTGGTTCAAACCAGACACAACGTGGGTCAACAAGTGGAAGGTCAACCAGCTAGACCAGATGGAAGAGTGGCTCTTTGGTAACGCCAAAAGCGGTACTAAGTCATCTCGTGTTGAGAAGATTACCGAAGCTCTTTCTGAGGGACGCTTTGATCCGTTTGGAACTTGGCCCCCCAGTGAGCAATCAGAGTAGACTCAGCTACTCCATCTTCACATTTTAACTTCCATTGGCTTGAGGCATGCGGATACAGTTCTGTTGCTATGCCTCTTGCCATATCCTTATCAGCAGGCACACAGAGGTCTTTCTTCCATTGGCGAGCAGTGACCTCTGTATGCTTGATGCCTAATGCAATAATCAAGCCAAGGTAAATACCGTAGCCAAAACCAGTACGAAACGTACTAGCTACGCCTTGCCTCGGCATTGCTTGTTGTTTCTCAATATAAATGTGGTCTGGGTCATGCTTCATTAGCAATGACACAATCTCACCTACATTGAGATAATTTTTTTTCTGAACTTTAATGACAGGTGTTCGTATCGCCAATACAACATCGTTGTGTAGAAACGCTATGCCTCCTGTAAGACCAGGGTCAATCCCGCATATCATGTTTCGCCTCCAGCTTAATCTCGCATCCAAGGGCTTCTGCCCAGCAGTATGCATTAAACAATGTTGGCTTTCTATTACCCATTTCCCATTTTGCACAGAGTCCCGTTGCGACTCCAATCTTTTGGTCAACATCGGGCTGGGTCAAGCCAAGTTGATAACGCCTCAACTGAAACTGCTTGATTAAGTCAGAGGTAAATTCTGATTCGCTCATTCACTTCACCTGTTATTCAAGCCAATAATATGTTAATGTGAATTGTCATGCAAGGAGGAGACACATGGCACTTACCCGAAAAGACTATCGGTGGCTTGCTGCCGAAATATCACCCCTTGTTCAAAACAAGGAATTATTCTTCATCAAAGTAAGGAGACATGCCAACACAAACTTCAATCCCTACAAATTCCGTGATGCAATGGAAGATGCATGGGCGGATCAACAAGCCGAAGAATGCGGGCCTGACTTATATAAGCAGGCCGATTACTAAGGAGACTAATATGTCTAAAGAAGACCCAAAAGAACAAGCTGGTAAAGAAGCTTACGGCAATGTCATTATGGAAGATATGCCTATACCAGATTGCGAACATGAGTGTGGATACAATGAAATTAAAAACGGTGAATGCGAATGCTACAACCGTGAGATGGATAAACGTGAGGAGCAAGCACCATGTTGACAGAAGCACAACTAAAGGAACGAGCCACCTACATCGGCTCATCAGACGCTAAAGTTATCGCCTCTGGTGATATTGAGCAGTGGCAAACACTAGCAGCACAAAAGCGTGGTGAAGAAACATTCAAGCCCAGCAAACAAGTTCAGCTTATGATGGACGCTGGCTCTCACATGGAATCATTCATCATCGACAAGTGGGTAGAACAGGAGGCACAAAATGTCTGCATGGAAGGGGCTGGTAAAACTACTCTTATTGGCACTATCCCTCTGCATTCTACCTTTGATGCTTGTATTACTGGCTCTCTTATTCCTGTGGAAATTAAAACTCATTTTGGGTTTAAAGACATGGACGAACTATGTGAGCTATATGCGCCACAATGTCAGCATCATATGCTCGTGGCTGGCAGCAACCTCTGCTATCTTGTGGCTTTATTCGGTGTACGCTGCCGTTTAGAATGGCGGCTCATCAAAGCTGACCATGCTTGGCAAGATGATTACGTTGAGCAATGCAAAAAATTCTGGAACATGTACCTGTATCGTACTGAACAAACTCCACTTGCACTGCCTCCTGTAGAGTATTCAGACATGTTCGTCATGAATATGCGTGACTTGCCTGATTGGTCTGAAGAAACAGACTCTACTATGCGTATGGTATCTCAGGCCATCATCGATGCTAAGGATGCTGTCAAGCTAAGTGATGAAGCCAAAAATGCATTCAAGTCTAAGATGCCTGAGAAATGTCGGCGTATGGACTACGACATTGGCGGCAATCTCAAAGGCCACAAGATTCGTGTCACACGTTCTCGTGCTGGCACACTAACATGTTCACACATTGCACCAAAGGAGAAGAATGATGAGTAATGTATGGTCAACACTATCTAAGTTTGATGTATCACCACAGGTAGAAAAGAAAGGTAAGTTTGACTACCTCTCATGGGCTTGGGCTTGGGCTTACGTCAAAGAGAAGTATCCTAGTGCTACGTTTGAGAAGCATATCTTCCGTGACAATCAGGACAATCCACTACCCTTTATGCGTGACACTAAGGGGCATACCTATGTGGCTGTGTCTGTCACTATCGAAGAACAGACTCATACAGAGATTCACTATGTCATGGATAACCACAACAAATCTATTCAACATCCAGATGGCGCACAGGTCAACAAAGCTCTACAGCGTTGCTTGGTCAAAGCTATTGCATTCCACGGTCTTGGCCTCAATGTCTATGCTGGTGAGGACTTGCCTATGGACTTGGATGAAGAGGATGGCTCTGTTATCATCGAAGACTTCAACAAAGCTAAGTCAGTTGAAGAGATTGACAAAGCATGGCGTAAGCATTCAGCAGCTATCTCTACACTGGGCAAGGTTGTAAAGGGTCAGGTAACTGATGAGTTCAAAAAGGCGAAGAACAAACTCAAAGCAGCGTAAGCATATATTTGCACGTTGCCGTGAGTGCGGCAAAATGTTTAACTGTCAGCTAGATAGTTTTACTGTAACAGCCGCAGGGGATAACTTTTGCGACCGATGCTACTACGGTGTCGGTTGGCAGAATCTAAAGAAGCCTTATGAAAACTACTCAGAGGGACGAGAAATCCAGAAAGTCCGTTACCGAGATGACAAATGAATGCCTACACGATAGAGGTCTGCAAAGTCTTCTTGCAAAAAAGGCACAGATATTCTCACCACAATGCATAGCTGAAGACAACTGCCTCTGGGTAACAGGAGCTGGTATATTCACTTCATACCGTCAGATGTTTATCAACATAAGACAGGTAACTGAAGATGCAGTAAAGGTATCTGTTACCATTGTAAATGACGACAGGGGACACACTAACTTCCTTATTTGGGGATATGGGGATAAAGAGAACAAGTCCTCTGTAATGCAGATGCTTATTTTTATTATAGAAGATATTTTAACAGGGGGCGGAGAAGAAGTGTTTGAAGCACACCCCTTCTCCTCTTCCCATACAACCGCCGATGAGGGCAGCCATGACTCAGATTAATGACAATGATCCTGTTTTGTCAATGACCCCAGATGAATTTGCTGAATATCTGGCTGATAAACGTGAGAAACTATTTAACAGAGCAGCAGCCGTAGCAACTAAACAAACACGTTCTACGCTAATGATGAGGTCACTTGCGAAGAAGTCTATCCAAACCTTTAATGCCAAGCGCAGCACTGCAAACAAGGTAAAGTAGATACTGATACCAATCAGGCAGCTCATTGAGCCTGTCAAAGCCAGACTTTACAAGTTCTTCAGTGCCAGGAATAAAACACATTATTACAGGAACTAGCACAACAATCGTAACTGCCTCGTCTTTCCAACTTCCCTTTGTAGACTCAGCCATGATTAGTTCCCACTTACTATCATGCTGTGCCGCAGTCTTCATTACCTCAGCTTTGGCTTTTTCTTTTTCTACCTTGCCTTCTAAAAATGTTTTAGCAAGACTACCAGCTATTCCTAATAGTTGTATCATTCAATAAACTCCAAGATTTCACCGTTAAGAACCATAACTTTATGCTCTTTGCATGACCATTTCTGGTCAAAGTTATTGGTATGACCTACATTACGTTTAATCTTACGTCTTACTGACAAGCACTCAGCTAAAGACCTGTACGGTGTGTACTCCATCTTCTCACCATTCATAACCAATAATAAGACAAAAGTAAGCTCAACCACCGTTCCGCATCTTTTCTAAATTTTCTTCAAGATTACTAATACGCTTCTCATAAAATTCTAGTGTTAGTTTTTGTTGTTGATCATAAGGGGCCATGCCACCTTCTATTTCATTCTGTAATTTTTCTAACTCAACTGCCAAATGTTCTATCAACATGAACTGTTCACTGTCTGCTGGCAAACTTCCCATTTCGCCTCTAGGCCATTTGATACGAAACTCTGTGTTTTGCTCTAAATCAGAACGCATCATAGTCTGGTTAGTCTCTAATGTGTTTAACCTTTCTATCAAACCAAAATAAGCCCAAGTAGCCAAACTAGCAGCTGCAACCATAGATATGATATTGCGTAGTGGTAACGCTACTTCAGTATTCTCATTCAGCTTTGCTGGCATTTACTTCTCTGAGTTTAACCAAACTGCTAGACTGCCTGTCATAGCTCCTGTAACTACAGAGATTAAACTAGCTTGCTGAGTTGTCAAATCTGGCTGTGACAATGCCCACTCAATACAACGTATATATACACCTGTCATACACAGCATCATAAAACGTGGCAGTATCTTTAGTTCTAATAGCTTTCTTGCTACGTCTTCTGCACTCATTTAAAACCCCCTTTTAACCATACCACCCAAGCCACTAAACCAGATACCATGCTGGCTATTAGTAAAACAACAAAGCCAATACCAAGCATATCCATAATTTCTTGTCGTCTACGCCTAGCAAGTTCTTCTTGCACTCTACGTTCTTTACGAGCTTTTGCTTGAAACTCTTGCCAATCTTTGTAAAGACCAGCACGACCGTAAAGCTGCATCCAGCTACGCAAGTCATTCTCTTGCTGCCTTAGTTTCTCAAGGGCAATGAATTCTTCTAAGTCACCCTTGCGAATACTGCCTTTTCTTTTCTTGTTGCCTTTGCGTTTAAGTTCTTCTTTCGCAATAATCAAATCAGATATTGCTTTACCGCATCTAGTTAAGTCACCTGTGTTCTGGATGGTTTTCTTTATTATTGCGAAGGCAGCATTAGCAGCCGCTAACTCTGCTAACATATTAGCTACCCAGCTATTTCCAAGACAGTTAAATAACTCTCACCATCAGAACCCTGACCGCTACTATTGTTATAACTTCTATTTATATAACTAGCATATGAAGCACCACCAGTTGCTAACTGGACTTTAAATAGTATTGAAGAGGTTGTGCTAGGTGAATATAGTCTCGAAGCATTGTACTGTCTTGTTTCATACTGTGAATTACCTGCATCTGGGCCATAATCAACACCCCAAATAGCAGACCCACTTCCTCCAATTAGAGTAGCGTTGGCATATACTCCAAAGTACAGCCCTCCATTGCTCCAAAATCTAGTTCCTACAAATACAGATGCCGTAACTAAAAATTTACTGTTTGTAGAAGCAGGTGTCATTGTAACAGAAAGTCCTGTTACATCCGCAAAAGAGGTAGAAGTAAACTCTTGATGGTCTGTTTTTTTGGCTTGTTGTGTAGCTATAACAGTGCCGCTAGGTAATCCAGCCGATGTGATGTTGGTAAGAGCCTGATTGTTTAATCGTGTCAGTGCCATGTCAGTCTCCTACGCTAACTTTGTTATTTTTAAATAGGCGTGAATCGAATTATTCCCTGATACGTTTGTTCTATTACCCATGCCGTTGGTATTTTTTGTAGTTGTTGATTGCTGCTGTAGTTCATAAGTTGTTGTTGATGTAATCGTAAAAATATGATGACCGTAACTTACATCACCTATGTTCTCACTAGAACCAGCGTATGATGCGCTTCCTAATATCAAAGTTGCACTATTAGTAATATCATAAATTTGTGACCAGTGATGGTCTACTTTGTAAGCATCACAAGTCCAATCAATAGTGTAAGTGCCAGCAACTAATGTAAATTGATTGCTGGACAAAGTTACAATGCTATCTGGGTCAACCTCAGTATTTAAAGGGCGAGTTCTGTAAGCACCTGATGTCAAGTCACCCCCACCAGTATCGTAAGCAGTAACATGACTTAACACAGCAACAGAAACAGGAGCTTGAGCTGCACCGCTTGCCAGTTTTGCTGATGTAACAGCATCGTCAGCAATCTTAGCTGTGGTCACACTGCCATCCACAGGCGTCACAGCAGAGCCTGTATCACCCAGCGCAATAATAAAGTCTATCACATCACCAGTAACCAAGTTCTCAGTGAATGTGATTGTTGATCCGCTAATCGTGTAGGCATCACCAGCCGCCTGTATCACACCGTTGACGCTGACCAACAAAGCATTAGCTGTGGCTGGCTTGTAGGCTGTACCGTTGTAGTTCAGCGTGTAATTTGGCTGACCATTAACTACAGAGATTGCGTCTAGTTTTTTAAACTGGCCTGTCAGGGGCTGTGTTCCAATGTAAGGCATTAGTCTGCATCCTGTATTGTGTTGCCGTCTTCTTTTGCCCATTCAAGAATGGCAGCGTAGTCTGTATTGTCTGGGTCTAAAGGAACAAAGAGCTTTTCGCCATTTCTATTTGTAACAATAACACAAACATTGACCCCTTGATTTGCACCATATTGGGCTGATTCAATATCCATTTACAACTCCGCTTGTGCTGTCCAGTTACATCCGTATGGGTTGCCACCTAATGTTGGGGCAACACTAAGATAAAACCTAATTTTAGAAGATACTGCATAAATAGACGACACTGAATATTCGGTTGTTACTGTGCCATTTACTAAATCATTAACATAAGCCCCAGAATTAGCAGGGGCTGCTTGAGGGTTGTATGCAGCACAGGTAGGGACAGCTCTCATTGTTTTTTCTAAAAACACTACTGCTCCTGCATAACTTACGCTATCGCTAGGTGGCATTTCTGCTTCTCTGCTTCCACGAATGTCATTTGCTGGTGCAGTCTCATAAGCAAAAGATTTCTGGTAATATCTTTTACACCTGTCTAGTTCATCATCAAATGATCTATGCTCAAAGTCTGTTGCGTCACCTACTTCAACCTGTACGCCTGTTAATTGGAATGTTGCCCCTGCTGTCGTAACAACATTATTTGTAGCACTAGCTTGAAACCATGTTGTGCCACTTCCATAATTCGCCCAAGTTGTTGTAGAAGCACCACTGTTAAAGTCTGTACCAGCCCCTATAAGCCAGTAGACATACATTCCTCCGTTATTATCATTATCAATAGATTGACCTGTATCGCCTTCTATTGTGATAGTCTTTTTTTCCCAAGTGTTTGCACTATTTATCGTATAAGTTTTTGCTATAACTTGTGCGGTGTTATCTGGTTTATATATGCTAAAACCAAAAGTGCCTGTTATTGAAGATTTAACATAAAAAGATACAGTTATGCTTTTTGCATTTGATGTGCCGTGTTGTAAATGCTGTAGGTTTTGCGCTTCAATTCCTTGAAAAAGAACATAATATTCATCTGAACCAACAGCACTTTCAGCAGTACCTGTTGTCAGTTTTAAAGAATTTGAAAAACCATCAGGTGCATCGGTCACTTGAGCAACAGTGCAATCATATTCATCTGCATAGGTTCTCATAGTAAACTTGAATCTATCTAAATTATATGCTGCTGCTGTGCCATCATGTGCATAGCTAAAGCTAGTACCTCTCTGGGAAACTTGCATAGCACCATTAATAATCAGATTCCTGAAACCTGATGAGCGTATCGTTGATAATGCCATTGCTTGCTCCTACCCTATGTACCTGATTGAGCTATATAACAACCGCTCATAATTACATATCTGCCTACACCACTCAGATTTACCGCTAATTGAGAGTTTAGCATACCAGTGTTATTTTGTTGTGGAACGCCCCAAGATTCACCATGTTGTATTTGAACACGAACATCAGCCGCAGTGTAGTCTTGTATTCTGCCAGCTAAATAATGATACCCATAACCTGTTGCAGCTGGAAATGGCAAACCTCCTAGTTTAGTAGTTATACCAGTACCTCCAGAAGTTGGAAAGGTTACATAAAAGTTAACATAAACTAAATCGCCTATTCTAACATATCGAGCTGTTTCCGATTGAGTAAGTGATAACCCGTCTCCAGAAACATCTGTTACTGTCCAAGTACCAGTTCTATAAAAAGCATTGCTAGATAAATCAGTCATTTTAAATGTCGATGATGTAGTGTCTATGGCTAAGTTTGTGCCAGACAAATCATCTGCCATTTTTGCTCTTGTCACAGCATCATCAGCAAGCCTTGCTGTTGTAACAGAATCATCAGGCGGCACAGTCGTCTGCAATGCTTTGCCCTGATAGATTACATAGAAGTCATCAGTGCTTGCAACATTGCCTGTCATAGTCAATGCAGTGCCTGACACTGTGTAGGCAACCCCTGGCTCTTGACGCACATTGTTTACAAACACCTCAATCTCTTGGGCATTGGCTACAGAATGTGTCAGTGTATAGCTTGCACCACCGTTACCAGTGATGGTCTGCTTATCCATACTGCTGTAACTGTTTGTTGTTTGATTACCTACATAACCCATGTGTCACCTATGTGCTAATTGCATCCACAGCAGAAACCCAAACATCAAGAGAACTTGCTGTTGATGAGCGAACAAACAACCTGTCACCAGATTGCACAACAAACTTTGCACCGCCATCAAGCAACTGTAACGCACCGCCAGCAGCAATAGGCGCATCTTTAATAAGATAGTGTGCGCTGTCGATTGTAATGTCATTGCCCATGCTATTGCCATGCGTAGTACAATAATAATACAGTGCATCTGGTGTTGTATCTGTGATAGCTATAGTTGTCTTTGCCCCAGCCTGACCTAGTGTGCCTGTAGTTGTTACACCTGTTGTATAAGCAGAACCAGCAGCCCCTTGCTTAAACGCAATCTGATGCCCTGAGTTTGTGCCATCAGACTGGTCAAATGTATATGTAAAACCTCTATACAATGTTAGGGCTGGCTTAGTAACGCCATCCAAAAGGAAAGCACCACCGCTTACTGTAACAGCATAAGTGAAATAATCACCAGCACCTCTGTCAGTTGCTCCAGTTGTTATAAATGCATCCACCGTTATTGCATTGGCATTTGTATTTGCCATGTGTATGCCAACAATCGTGTCAAAACTGTCAAAGTCAGAACCATCAGGTATATCCTGTGCGGTAGACCCAACACCTGTTAGTTTGTATCTACGGAAGTTTTGTGCCATCTCAATCTCCTATAAAGCTATGGCCATTGCGATAGCAAAGCCAGCAGTTGTTCCTGCTTCGATGGCTATCCATTGTGTGTTTCCAAGGTCATAAACCTTAAGTTTATTGCTTGATGTATCAAAATATAATGCTCCATCTGTTAATGCCTGACTGTCATTATCAAGAGTAGGATCAGATGATTTAGCGCCAAGATACCTATCATCGAAAGTATCAACATAAGATTCAGCTAATTCTGCATAATATTTAGCAGAGTAAAATGTACCATCAACAGTATTATTGCCATCTACATAAGAAGCCCAATCTTTTGCTGAGTGTGCGCCAGCAGAACCCCTGTTAAGTGAGCCTACAGCATAGCCCTTTGCGCTAAACTCACCACTACTATCCACAGCAGCTGTAGCGTTTGGTGATGACCCACCACCTATTGCCCACTCTCTTGCAGAACCTGTTACAGATGTAACTCCTGTACCACCAACAGCCTGTGCTTTTGCAGAAAAGTCAGAGGTGCTAGGTATCGGCCCATCTACTTTTGTAGCGTAGTTCTGTGCTTTAGTTGCATTGTCAGCAGCAGCACCAATAGCTGTTATGTTATTTGCTACTGTTGTTACATTAGAGGCTATCCCAGCTACAGTGGTGATATTACTTGAAATGCCAGCCACAGTAGTAACATTAGAATTATTTCCAGCCACCGTTGTGACATTGGCAGATATCCCAGCTACTGTATTAATGTTTGCTACGTTTGCGCTAACAGTACCAACACTTGCTATACTAGGCCCAGCTTCTGGCAATCCACTTGTAGCATTAAAAGCCAAAGTAGTGCCTTTTCTTGTATCAAGGTTAGGTAAAGTTAGAGAAGCTGCTGTATCGGAATCAGCAAGCTTCATAGTACGTCCAACTTTTGTTTCAAGTTCTTGCTCAATAGCAAAAATCTTGTCTAGCTCAGTATTTAAAGCAGATACATTGAAAGGCCCAGAAGTAGGAAAATCTGTTGTTCTTTCTACTGTAATGTCACGAAATATAGTGAACTTAGTATTACTAGGATAAGTATCAGCAAAAATAACATCACCGCCAGAGAAACCATCATCAACAGCAACTCCTGTAACCGCAAAAGTTCCTGTGCCAGTTCCTCGGCTAAGCGTAGTATCCACACCCGATGTACTAGTAACAATAACATTTATGTCATCTAAACTAAAAAAGGGAAAGTCTATAGTAAGCGTAGTTTCACTACCCGAAGCTGTGTCAGTACCAGCTACAGCTTGCGTATATTGCTTTCTCGCATCATTATCTGCTATCGATATAGTAGCCATGCTATATTGTATCCTTTCAAAGCCTAGATATGTCTATTCACATTACTTATCAAATATCATATTAGAAACTGGTTGAGTGTAAGGTAAATTAGAATAGGGAACTAAAAAACTTACACTTTTAAGAGTATCTGCGTCAGCTCTAAAGCCAACTAAATCACCTAAAATGCCGGCAAGGTTAGTCACATTTCCTGCTGTTGGACCAGCAACTGCTGATGCTTTTGCTCCCATAGGCATAGGATAAGGCTTTTGGTCAGTTATGGCTGGTCTTAATCCAATCTCTCTATTACTAATCTTTTCGATAGCATTATTAACGTCCATAAAGTAACCAAGTATTCCAGACCTATCTATAGCATTGATAAGTTTTTCATCAAAAGTTTCTTCTCTATCAATGCCATACTGCAATCTTTTAATTTCATTTACTAAGGCTGCAAGTCCTACAAGCAAAAATGCACCCTGCCAAAATGCTCCATCACGTTCTTGTAGACCCGATGTAAGCATTCTTACAGTTGCACCCTGACCAAAAGATTTGAATTGTGTAAGCAACGAACCAAGCTCACGAGATGTCCACAAAGCTCTGTCACCAGCCCCAGGTGTTATAATAACTCTATCTACAGATTTATTAAGAGCTTGTCTAAATACCAGTCTTGCTGTTTGATCTCCCCATAAAGAAGTATTAGGCATCCATTCACCGTCTACTTGCTCACCATGAGTTCTTATAAGACTTTGCATTCTGGTATGCATATTTCCATCTATGCCTACTTTTAGAAATTTTTCTTTTTGCGCTTTTGCTAAATTATTCCAAGGCTTCATAATATCCTCAGTCATACGAAGCATTGTAACAGTGCCAGCAAACTCTTTAAGAGTCTGATTCCATATATTTAGACCATTCATAAAAAACATTACGCCAACGCTTTGGTTCATAAATCTTTCAATAGCAAATCTATTTCCAAATATGTCTCCAAGGTCTGCCATTGCGCTTGAACGCAAACCTAAAATTGCATCAGCAGCAACGCCAGATGACCTAAGTTCTTTTTTAGTCATCTTTCTTAATTGTGCAGATTGTTGGCTAAATGCTTTAGCAAGTCCTTTATCGTAACTAGCCTTAAAACCTTCGACCATTGCTGTTCTGGCTAAATCAGGTATAGAAGATATTGTAGCACCACCCATACCAACAATGACATTAAATGACTTCATTGTTCTAACAAATCTACTGGATACAGCATGTGGGTCTTTTGATGCTCCATAAGTGCCACGCACTCTATCACGCAAACCCCTTATATCTCGCAAGTCTGCAAGCAGGTTTTTATTTAACTGTGCTTTTTTGGCTACATCTGATGTTTCTGATATGAGTCTGCTATATTCTGATTTAACTTGGTCAATGACATTTTTCATATCAACAGACCCAAAGGCTTTTGTAAGCTCGATATCCATACCCATTCTGGTTGTATGGTGACGCAGTAAAACTTCTATGTCATTTTCAAGAAAGTCTTCTATAAGAATATCATCTATATCAATCTCTCTTGATCTTAAGCCAGCAGCAGTTACAACATCTTCGAGGTCATCAGCCTCATCTATAGCGTGATAAGGTTTTTGTTTGGTTACACCATCAAAAACATCATCGACATATTTTTCTAAATCATTACCAGCTAAGCCAAGTCTTGTAGACGCATAGTTTCTTATAATATCTCGAAACCTAATCTCATCTGCCATAATCTTATCTACACGATATACTCTTGGCACATAAGAAGCAGCAGAATTTAAGAATACTCCCTCTGCTCTTACACGCTCCAATCTCTGTTCTAACTCAGCTATTCTTGCTGGTGGGGCATCGGATGCTCTGGCTGAACGCAAAGACCGAACAATCTGTTCTTCAAATAATTTTACTTCTTGTGCTTGATTTTTAATAAAATTGAATTGCATACGACTCTTTTGAGCAGCCTGATTAACGTAAGGGGTTGCAGCATCAATAACACTGTCTTCATCTCCCCTACGCATTGCTTTAGCAACACGAACTCTAAACTCATATTCTGTTAAAGAATTGAGAGTTCTTTTAAATTTATCTTTAGCTTGTATGTGCATTATTTGGAATGACCTAGCAACATCTCCATCTTTTGCAACAACACCTCTATAAGCAAGATACTGTTCGTCTAATGCACGAATAGATTCTAGAAGTCTGCCAGTATACAAAGCAGAAAAGTTTTTCTCAACGCTAGTAGACATCGCTACACCATCATCAACTTTTTTCTGCATCATACCGCCAAGGTCAACAAGTTCTGCTACAACACCCCTTACAATAGGATTCGGACTTTGCAGTAAACGTATTACTGGATTCCATCCTAATTTTTCTATTCCAACACCAGTTTCTTTTAGTGAGTCTTGTTCAATAGTTTCATAAGCTTGTTTACGCAGGATTTCTGGATTTACACTTGCACCAGCAGCTTTATACATCGGGTCTTTTGTTCTTCTTTTTTGTCTATTTCTTTGTTGTTGGCGTGTTATTTTACCTTTAGCTATAGTTCTTCCAAAAGTAGCGGTTACAGTACTTCCAATAGCGGCAGATATTCCAATAGCTTTTATAACATCTGAAGGAGAACGTAGTTCTCTTTGTGAAGATAGTATAGCCTGTTCTACACCCACAGCACCGCCTGTGAACAAACCACCATATAAAGCTCTATCAAGCATGCTTTTTGATTTTAAAACTTTTAAAGGAGCAATAGGAAGTAACGTAGAGGGAGTCAGCAACGCAGCACCAAAAGTTAATTCTGACCCACTGCTAGACGACAATATAGATTGGTCTTCTTGTTCTTGCTTAAGTCGCTTAATTCTTTTTGCTGTTTCTTCAGAACTTTTACTATCGTAAAACCTCCACAGTGAATTTTGATATGGCTTAAGTTGTTCGTCTTTTATAAAATCATAATCTGGGTCATCATCAATCATAAAAAGCTTATCATTATACCAGTCCATGCCAGCTTTGATTGGGTTTACCTGATTGAACGCAGCTCTTGCTATTGTGCTAAAATCATCTGTAAATAAAAATGGTGCGGCTAAACCATTTTCTTCTCTTTTAATAAACTGAGCAAATTGCCCATTGTTTTCATAATCTTCTTCAATAATTTGTTGTAATCTTTTTCTAAGGTCTGGCTGTTTTTGTAAATTTAAATTTAACGGCTTTGGCTCTGGAACAGATGCCATTCGTTGAACATACATATTGTCAAATTCAAATTCTGGTAAGGTAACTGGTTGAACAGGTTTTACAGAGACAGGCTCATCAACTTCTGCTTCTTGTTCTGGCTCATCTGTTTCAATTTTTGTAGCTGTAATGGTCTGAGGGGGGTCTTCTTTTAAATTTCTTGATTCAGTAATTTTTTGTTGAGCCAATTCAACAAGCTCTTGATTACTTAAATCTTTTGTAAGAGGCCCCTCTTCAACTACAGGTCTAATCTTTTTTTTTAAGGGTGGGTCATAAGAACCCGAAGCAGAGTGAATAGGTGAGCCAATAGCTTTATCTATTGTAGACCCATCAGCGGTTGTATAGGAAAACAGACTTCCTGTACCTCTTTCAACTACCTTCAGGTCAGTTATTTCTGGAAAATCCAACTCTCTTGCAACATAGTTATATATATCAAAACGCCTGTTTCCAAGACCACGCAAAGCACCACGTTTACCTGTTTCTGGATCATTAGCAGCAACTACATCTAATGTTTCACTCAAAGCGTCTTGATAACGACCTTCTTTCAAAGCAGTAGTAAATCCTTTAAATCGAGTGATGTTACCACCATTATATGCAAGGTCTACAGCAGCCATCTTTACGCTATCAGGCCACTCATCATAGTTATCAAACTGCTTACTTATTTGTTCTGCATTCCAAATAACATATTCTCTAGCAAGTTCTTTATCTTCCATTTCACTTGCATTAAGACCCTTATTTCTCAAAAGAGTGCTTACAAAATTGTCAGCAAGACTGGTTATTCCATAACCTCTTGTATAACCACCACCCTCTGTTGCCTTAGCTGGACGAGTTCCCTCGTGCTTGGCAAGTATCTTCATATAGTCATCAATCCATTCACTCATAAAGCTTTTCCAACCTCTCTAGATATTCTTCATTGTTAAAATTACCTTCAAGAAAATCTCGCAAAACAGCAACATCTGCTGCATCAATAATAAATCCAGCCTCTTCTACATCTGGGACTTCAATAGATGGGTCAAATGTTTGAGCGATTTCAGTAACAAAAACTGCAAATTTTTCAGAAAATGCTTTACTGTTCAAATCTTCTGTAAGGTTAAGCATCTCTGATTTAATAAATTTTGCATTGAAGTAGTTACCAACAATAGGAAAGTTACTAATAAAATTCCTAATTGCCCCATTCTTAACTCTTTTATTTGCAGCAAGAAATGCAGGACTTTGTAAACTGCTATGGTACTCATACCTGTAACTAGGAAATAATGTTTCTACTATGTAAGGGTCATCTGGATCACGAACCATTACCCTATATGTTTGTGCTTTTCCAACAGTAGGATTGGGAGCTAAGTAAATAACTCCGTCATCATCTAAAAGCTCTCTTGCTTTATCATTTTGAATATTACTAGCCATAAACTTGGCTTTAATGTCTGAGAACACCGCACCAGCAACAGGGCCAACATCATCGCTATATAAGTCTTCTGGAATAATATCTTTAGCATCACCAATGCTTTTTGCAGCTTCCGTGTACCAAGAATTTACAGTCCAATTAGGAGTTCCTTCAGAATCAACAGTAATGCCTACCGTATCTGCAATATTGTACAACGCACCCCTTATAGCTATTTTTAAACCTTCGTCATTTACTGGGATTGCTTTACTAGCAAACTGTTGTTGAACCCCAAGGGTGATTGCACGAAGTAAACGCTCATCACCAATATATGCATCACCTACATCGCCATTGATAAAAAGTTCATCAGGAACATTTGATTTGATGTCATCTATCATTTTCAATACTTCAACATCAGATGTATCGTAAAATGGAACAAAAGAATTAAGTATAAAATCACCCCAGCCACTTCCTTGGGTTGAATCAGACCAGTTGTCTTTAATAGCTGATTCTAAATCCCGATACTGAGAAGATAAACCAGTAAGTATTCTGTCTGGATTTACAGTAACAGAAGTTGATTGTGCTTCATTCCACTTTCTAAAACCAAACATTCTTGCCACTTCAAAAGAAGTAACATCAATACCTTGGTCTTTCATAATCTTCATTGCGTTCATATAGCCAATACCTAATTCATCATTTTGCGCTATAGAATCCACAATTAAATTAAAAGTCTGCATTTTGTTGTTAAATGTTTCTTCATCCTGTATTCCGTTTAAACCTTTAAGTTGATCAGCAACTTCAGGATGCAGAGCATTATAACTAAGAGTAAACTCAACAGCTTGTTGAATATTACTTTCTCTTATTGAGGAGTCTTGATGATTAAGTGTCTGACCAAGGTCATCTGCTTGTAACTGAGGAGCAAGTTTGGCTACAACTTCAAAATCCGACTGACTAGGATTATCTGAATTTCTAACACGACTTACCGCAGAAGCTTCTTTTTTTATTTTTTCATGATGAGTTTTGTAAGATTTTCTGTAAGTTTCTATCTTCTTTTGCCAAGCAGATATACTTATCTGACCTTCTAAATCACCTACAATTCCTTTTTCCATAAGGTCAGCAGTGGCATCAACAAATGCTTGTGGACGAATAGCATAACCAGAACTAGCAGACATTTGAGATTCTATCTCTGCTCTTCCAATTTGAGCTGCTGCTTTAACTTTCCTTTTAAATATAGTATTACGCTCAGCAATATAACTGCTATACTGAGTAGGGTCTATTTTCCCATCAATATACATCTGCTCTATTAAAGGACCGTTTCTTTGGCGAGCTGCTGCATCTCCAAATTCATCCTTAAATGGAATCATAAGCCTATTAAAGTTTTGTTTATAAAGATTTTTGCTTTCTTTAGCCAATGCTTCTCTTGCATTTTGGTCTGTATTTTGAATGCTATTTAATGCAGTAAGAAGATTGTATTTTTGACCATCATCAATATCCATATTTTGAATATCTTTAATAGTTATTGGCTTACGAAGAATTAAATCTAATAATCCTTGTTCGTAAATTTTGGTTTGTCTAGCGGACTCTTCTTTATCTGCATTTTGCTGAATTCCGTGTAATGTTTTTAGCCTGGACTCCATGCTTGCAGTTATGGTTTCTACATCAACATTTCCTGCGGCTAATAGATTTTTTCTGTATCTATCAACCTCTTCTAATGATTTTGAATAATCACCATTTATGGCATAGTGTCTTTCAATGTGTGAATTAGAAGCTTCTAAAAAAAGATATGTATCTCTGCTATCTTGAAGTGATTCAAGCTCTTGCTCAGACATACCATTAAGACCTAAGCGTTTAATAACTTGGTCTTGTTCTTGAAGAATCTCTTCTATTCTCTCATTGATACCATCATCTGATAAGTCAGCTTTATTAAGAAGAACGCTTAACTCTGCATTTAAACTATTAAATGACTTTTTATTAACATCTATAGCGTAATCTTTTGCATTTTGCTGTTGTTGTGCAAAAGCTCTGTTTTCTGCTCTAGTAAAATAGTTGTCAACAATAGGAGACAATGCAACACGAATTTCATCGTCAAGACCATTTAAACTTTCAAATACACCAGCTTTTACACCTCTGATTGGGTCTGGGTCATTTGGAGAGTCTATAAGTGCTTTTTCTGCCTGTGATTCAATATCTAACTTTTTAGCAGTAACATAAGTTCCAACAGCAGCTTCTCTAAAAGCTTTAAGAACATCTTTACGCTCACTTTCAGAAAATAAATCTGCGGCTTTGCTATAGTCTAAATTAGTAAGAGGAACTAAAACACGTTCACCATTTTCATTAGTTTCATATTTAACACCAGCAGTTTTACCATCTATTTCTGCTTGCAAAATAGCATCATTGTACTGACGTTTTCTATCATCTAATCCAATGTTAAAAGCAAGCTGACCCAACTGAGTCAACTGATTTGCAGCCTGTTTAAATCCAGACAAGTTGGCATTAGGACCAAGCTGTAACCGAAAACCACGACCTTGAGTTGGTTTAAAAGACATATTACTGACCCTTACCTACACCTTGCCCTATGGAATAAGCCATACCACCAGCTTGCGCTAAACCGCCCAAGTAAGCGGCCTTACCAGCAGCTTTTGAGCCAGCAGCACTTATTTGATAAGCTCTTCTTTGTGTCATTCCCATGAGCTTTATATTAGATATATCTCTTTTTGCTATGTCTTTCTCTCTGTTTGCTAAAGCAGACGTACTCGCACTTGTAGGCCCACTTGCAATTCCTCGACCAGCAGAAGAAGTTCCAAGTGCCGCAAGTTGATATCTTAATTGATTATTCCTAGCTACTTCATCTTGGTCTGCTTGTAATTTTGCAAGATCAGCTTTTTCCTTATAAGCTTCCTCTTCCATTTTATAAGCAGCTTTAGCTTGTGACGCACCAGCTATCGTAAGCCCTACAGCTGCTACTTGCATTGCTACGCCCATTAGACTTCTACCTCTAGCAATAAGCCATTGATTGTTAGCGGCAATGGCTGGTCTTGTGTTATTGTTACTGTACCTTCTTTACCCCAACCCAGTAAATACACTTCCTTACGCTCAGTAAGTGGAGTTGGCTCAAGAGAGAAATCATCTGTTACTCTTCTTATGAGAATGCTTGTGCCTTTTGTTTTAACATCAAGTGTTTCGTTTAAGTCAAGGACAGCACGAACAACCCTACGTTTCTGTCCAACTGATATGCCGTCATTTAACTGAAACTCAGGAGGAAGTGTTGTAAGCTCTGGTGTAAAATTAAGACCTATTTCAACGCTTGTAACAGCATCTGTAAGTGTAAGCTCACCACTTCCATTTGTTGTATAAGTACCCATAGAATAGTTTCCAGACTTAACAACAACTTCAGTGTTAGGCAAATGAGCAACTGTCCAGTTCTTTGTTGCTGAGCCAGTTTGTTTGGATGCAGAATCAGTGTGATATGTATTATCCAAAAGCTCTAAGGTTGTAACTGTTGAGCTATTAATAGTTCTCTCAACAATAGAATAAACCTGTCGGTTTACATTAACCAAGTTCTTAAAACTGCCTTGTGTTGACCACTCACACCAACCTTGTAGCTGTTCTTTGCGAATTGACATAAACACAGGCATTTTGCCATCGCTATTAACAAGATAAAGATATGCTTCTACTTGGTCCTGTGCTTCACGCTGAGAAACCATCTGAGATGGCACACCTATTATGTGCGGTGACAGTAAAGTAAGGGCATCAGCGTTATATGCTTGGCTTACATCAGAGTATACAAATTCTCTAACTGCTCCTTTAGACTTAGTAAGAAAAACCAAAGCACCGTCAAAATCAGCAGCAACAACCTCTCCGCTGCCGTAAGAAGTTTGTTTTTTAACTGATATAGTAGCTGGAGTAAGTGGTCTGTTTTCTGAAGTTGGAACATATAATTCTTGCTCTGATGTAAATATAACCAGATGTCTAAATGAAGCCAAAGATTTGATTTCTGATATTTGATTTTCAGCTATCTGCACTTGTATAGATTCATCATCTAGTCCAGTACCAATATCAAAATTAAAAAACTCTCCAGCTTTAGACATAAATAAATGATTAGGTAAATCTCTTGACCCACCGAATATTAATCTTTGATCATGAAATGTAACAGAACGAGCAAAACCTTTTCTTGTAGAAAAAACTTGCTCTCTAAATGTATCTCTTGCATTTGTGTTGGCTATTGCAGCACTCAGCGTTCCAGTAACATTCTGAGCGTCTGTGAAGCCAGTAATTGATATCTGAACAATAGTTCCAGCAGAATCTGTAAACTCTATCTTTTCACCAACCATATTGCTGCTAAATAAACTTGCACTCGCTTGAAAGTTTTGCGAAGCAGTAGTTGTTGCAGCAGGGGTTATGGTGATTGATGGAGCAGAAAACCTAAAGAATGGCTGTAATGTTTTATTATCAGAAACATCAAAAGCATAATCAGTTCTGGCAAAAGTATCTACTGCTGTACGAGTAAGCTTTTGCATAGCCATATCTTTATGCACAACAATCATTGTGTCACCAGACTGAGATACTCTTAACTCACCAATCATAGCGGTTGTCCAAGGACATCCTGTTATTGTCTGAGTGATTACTGTTGGTGCAGTAACATCTATTACTTCTAGTTTTGTATTTGAGAAAAGCAGTATATAAGCTTCATCCTCATCGAAGATATAAGCTTCAGACTGATAAGTTGTGTTAGTCAGTGTTTGGAGAAAACGAAAACCACCTCTACGCCTTATACCACCCTGAGATAGCATACGAAAGTTACGGAGCTTCTTAGTGCCGTTTTTATAAGCATTAGAGTCAACCCTTGAAGACAGTAAGGGCGTTAACTCTCCTGACGTAAAGTTGGTGTAGAACTGACGAAGCAGTGCCATTCATTATGTGCCTTCTATGTTTTGATAAATACCGTTACCAAGTCTGGCACGATGGTATCTGCTTAATCTTAGATTTTGATTAGTTACCTGTTGTGAATCCCTGGCTTTGGCTCTTCTAAACTGGCCTTCTGCGAGTTGTGTATAAGACTGAGCAATATCTGCTTTGCGAGTAACAGACAAGGCAAAAACAGAAGCCAATCTAAATATGACCCACATAGTAAATGTAGGAGGCCAATACTGAGTTTCTGGTCTAAACACATAGTTTAGAACAACATCATCATCTTCCTCTGCATTGATATAAACATACCTTTCGTAAATATCATAAGACTGAGGAACATCATCAATGGTCACAGTTTGAACCTGTATAACTTCAGGATTAGTAGGTAATGCATACGCAGCATCCCATCTGTCTACAGGAACATCTGAAAGCCTAGATAATGTCTTTTGACCTGTTGCGAAATTCCATGTGTGCTGACCAAGACAATCACTAACAACATCCTCAAATATTGTATTAGCAACAAGTGCTTCATCAGTATTATCTGTGAATGAAGTCAAAGGCTCTAGCCCGATCATGACCATAGCCTTTTGTGCAACCTCAATATCTGTAGATGGAGTTGTTGGCATTAGTAACCTCTACCGCCCTTACGCCCCTTTTTCTTTGTCTTCATTTTTCTTTCCTTTCTTAGAAGCTAGGATTTTCTTTTGAAGTGCTGGTGGGAGGGTTTTTTGTTTTTTACTTAAACCATTACCGCCATTTTTACCCATAGTTTTCATGTTACACCCTTTCCAAGAGTAACGCCCTTGCCAAAAGTTACTTTATGGCCTTTGACCATTTTCGTTTTTAGCTTGGGTGAAGGGGCAGCTTTCACTGCCTCCTTCTTTGTAGGTTTCTTAGCCATTATCGGGCATCTGTTGCCAAGCTGGTAATATTGCCTGTATCAACAGTTCCGCTGGCATTTTCAATTACCATTGCTATACCAAAACCATTTGATGAATTTACGAAGATAACATCTCCTACGTTCATCTCTGATGAGGCATCATTGAAGTAACCAGCAGTATCAATAGCATCACTGTTGTCTGCTGTTGAGACATAATGCCAGATATGAAAGCCGTTACCGCTGTAATTGACAAGAGAAAGATTTGCTTTTGCGAATGCCATGATTCTCTCCTAATTCTTCAGCTCAAGTTCAAAACAACCTTCAGCATCGATTAAGGTCGCATTCATTTGCATTTTGTTTAATACAAAGTATGAGTCCTTATCGTTGTGATATTGCATATTAGAACTTACGTCTGCACCAATAGCATGACCAACAGCACCAGCATGGTAAGCAAAACACTTTTTATGTGTTGTACCAGCAGCACCTGATCCATTTGTGCCATTAAGACCTGAGAACGGCATCCACATAAAGCCAAGCCAGTTTTTGGCTGTCATGGCATTTTTGAATGGCAGTTCAGCTTCACCGACATAGTTTGTTCTTGAGAACTCATCAATGTCTAGTAGCTGTGACCACTGTTCCCAGCCGACAACAACATAACGCTGACCATCATCAGGAACACTGTTATTGCCAAAAAGCTCCATAAGACCGAAAGCCCAAGCCAATGTAATACCATTAGATGTTTCATTATGTGTTGAAGTTGTTGCGTCCATAGCGTCTAGGATTAACTCATCTGTCTTACGACCAAGTGCATAAGCACCTGATTGTTGAGCAACAAGCATTTCGTCATGGTTAATGCGTAGCTGATCTAAATCATCTATCCATTCACCTGCGAAAAAATCCTCAACGGTTACAGAAACATTTGTGTGTGCAATGTTCATAGGAGCGACATTACCATGTCTCGCCTTGGACGTTGCAAAACCCTTACCGATTTTTTGAAACGTGGTTTTGTTCTTAACACCGTTCACTGTGCGAACAGTATTACGAAGCTTTGACCCCATGCGCTGATACGCCATGTGGACGCCAGATTCAAACTCCTCGATAAAGGAGGTAGAAATAGTTGGTGTTGCCATAACACCCTCCTTTTACAAGTTACACTACATTTGTTCTATCTGGTTATCCATCAACGCAGGGTCCGAAGATTATCCATTGCCTTTGGGCCTTCTAGTAACATTACATTTTCACAACTAAACGCTTTAGAAAATTCACATTATCCATTGCGTCTGCTGTACTGATGAAAACCCTGACGCACTTTTTGAATAAATGCAGGGTCTTTTTCCTTCCAGTATTTCGGGTCATTCTGCATTGCTCTTAGATCATCTTTACTAAGAACTTCCTGAAATTCTGTGTCGGAAGTCATGTTAAACTGAGGCTGACCATTCAGCTCCATCAGTTCTTCAAATAGTTGAACCATACCAGCAGAAGCTGGAATATTAGCAAATACCTGATAAGCATCTTCACTAAGGTTTTGATGCGCCCATGAATCTGCTCTTTCTAAACGCTTGTCAGCATACTCGCCAAGAGCTTCTGACTCTACATTCCAATCAGGTCCACGAGTAGCATCTACTTGTATATATTCATTCATAAGCCCATCAAATTCTTCTTGGGATAAACCATAAGAATGTGCTGTAGCACGAAACCAATCTACCATAGGATCATCATCTGCCACAGAATACTCTACACCTTCTGGAGCATTAAAATTTAATTCATAATCAGCAGGGCTAATAGGCGCACTGCTGGTAGCTTCCTCATTGAGTTCACCAACAATTTGATTGCGTAGTTCTTCTTTGCGTTTGTAAAATTCACGTTCTAATTCGTGATAGCTGTTCGCTAGTTCTTCTGGACGCTCAAATTTTTCTGGAAGCCAATCTGGTCTTTCTTGAGTAACTTCTTGAGGTTGCTCCGACTCTCCAGCCTGAACCTCTTCAGTTTGTACTTCTGCGTTTTCTTGTAGTTCTTCTGACATTAACAATCCCACTTCCTTAGTGCTTTGTTGATACGGCTGTTAGGGTCATTAGCCGTCTTTTTAGATGTAAGCTTCTTTTTCATACCCATCATACGCTTACAAAAACTCTTTCGTCTAGCTGCGGCTTTTGGCGAACGCTTTGCTTCTTTAGCAGATACAGGTCTCTTGATGTTCTTCCCCTGCCTACGAAGGCTTGCTCTGCCTTTAGCATTAAGACCTCCTTTTGGGTCTTTGCCTTCCTTGCGTTGCCATGCTGGTGATTTAGCCATCTACGTCCTCGCATAAGTAGGTTTTTTGCCACCACCACTAGGATTGGTAGCACGTTTACGTCTAACCGCTGCTGTCTTCTGTGCTTTAGTCATAGACGCAGCTTTAGATGCTGGTACACATTTTGGGTATTTTCTACCATCACCCATTTTTCTACCACACTTTGGATGACTTCCATCCTTATTCTTGGTAGATATATCACGCCAATCTTCATTAAACCACTTGGTTAAACTCATGCGTATCTGCCGCCCATTTTCTTATACTGCTGAACAAGCTGACCTGATGCATATGCACTAGGCCATTTCTTTACTCTTGCCTTTACTATAGCTTTTGCTTTTGCGTATAACTTTGGATTCGTTGGTTTACCAGCCATTACTTACCTACTTTCTTCATAGCCAACTTGTGTGCCTGTGTGAATGTACTGCCATCCATCATTTTCTTTGTCATAAAATCCATGTGCTTTTTGGTGTGATGCTCAGAGTGACGCTTCATTGTAGCCTTCTGTCTTTTTGTAAGCTGTTTAGTCATGCTGCTTTCTGCCCTTCTCACACCTAGCTTTCATAACTGCAACTACCCATCTAGCACCTTCGGCATGAGCTAGAGTTTCGATTCCAGTTCCCGCAGGATATATGTTATTCGTTGTGATCGACTCCAAGTACTGTAAAAAATCTTTTCCGATACCACTGCCGAACAGACCATAGGCTTTACTATTAAGGTCTTCGTCAACTTCTTTGCGATACCCACGACCATCGATTGAGACATTTATTTTCTCCTTCATTGCGGCATTTGTCCCTGCTGCATTAACTGCTGCAACATTTGTACATTGTCTTTTACTTGGCTTTGTTCCGCTAGAAGTTCTTCCTTAATGCCAAACTTTTGTGCTAGGAAGCGTATAACCATTTCTTGATTATATAGCACAGGAGTAATCTCAGGCCCGAAAGTGGATGCAACAGTTTGTTGGAATCTTACAAAGTCAGAAACGTCTTGTTGGTCTTGCGCTCTGAGCAGGGGAGAAACTGGCACGATACGCAATTCACGACCATCCACCTTCGGGATGTCCAACAGTCCCTGCTTTGTGTAGATATAGATCAGGCGTTCTACCAGAGGCTGAAGGAACTCTTTTTGCATTCGACCAGCAACAGCACCCATATCACGAGCAACATCAGCAAGCCTTTCGGAAACTTCGGTGGCCGATAGTGGGGTTCGAGCATTCGGGCGAGTATCAAGTTCATCAATGAATAATGCCTTTCTTACATTACGTCTCATATCATCGATGACAAGTTGCGCTACGTCAAAACGACCAGCACTTTGCAAACTCTCTATGGAAGAGCCAGGGCTTCTAGGTATAAAAGTGCCGGGCTGTATCGTAATGTTATCAGGGTTAAACACGCCATCATCATCGTAGACATAAGAACCAGCAATAGCCATTTCAGCATTTTCAAGAATCAACTGTACTGTTAAATTTAATGTTTTAATCGCTGGCATTGCTTGCAGCACAGGACCACGCCCCCATACTTCAAAACCTGACTTAGACCAGCGTGTTGTAATCCAAGGTTGAGAACCACGACCCTTGAGCCTTTCTTTAATCAGAATACAGTTATCTGTTTCTGAAATAAGATAGTAAGTATACTCATCCTTAAACTTATCCTGTTCATCATAAACAGTTGCTTCAACAATTTTTGTTTTGCGTTTAGGATTGCGCTTTTGCTCACTAGCCATTTTTTCAGTATATTTAGCTTTTGGATAGCGATGTTTAACCTCAGTAATATCCATATAGTCATTCCAGCGAAACCAGTCTGACACACCATCCATGCGGCCTGGAAGCAAAGCCAAATTAGTAGGAGGAACAGATGAGAAGTGTAAGTCACCTTGAAAACGACCTTCTTCACACAATAAGTTCATTGTGCCTATACCAAGGTCTTGCAATCCTTCGTGCATCTCAGCATTGAAGTTTGAGTTACGCAAACCTTCGTGCAGCAAATCTGTTATCTTATCTAACTCTTCTTGTAGGCCAGAACCCATCATTTCCTTGGGAAACTCGGGGCCGGGCTGTAGTCTGAAAGCACGACCATTTGGAGGAAAGAAACCAAGTTGTAGACGACTAGCAAACTTAGGCAAACCCACAACAGCAGTTTCGTCATAGATATTTTCTGTTCTACGAGATGCTTGAGATTCCTGATAGAAAGACTCACGATGAGGAAGAACGTAATCATATATCTCTTCCCATAAATCTGACCAAGACATCCAGCGAGACTTTGCCTTCTTGTATCGGTCCATGACCCTTTTTAATTCTTGCTCTTCATTAGAGCCAGATACTGCTGGGGCAAAGCTTGAGTCAGTGTACATATTAATACCTTATTGATTTACCTTTAGAGGGAGTGGTTCCCATGTTTCTTCTAAATCCTGTAAAGCCTTCTAGTTCTTCATCCTGTAAAGACCTAGCACCAAGAAGATTGCTACGCTTTTTTCTTTCTTGGTCTTCAGCTCTACGCTCTGCTGCAAGCTTGTCTTTTTCAGCTTGCTCTTTAGCAGCTTTTTCAGCAGCAATTTGCTCTTCAGATTTCTGAGGCATTTTAGGTTTTGAGAATACTGAACCCATCTGAGTCTCCTTGTTCTTTCTCGAAGATGTGCTGATGTCCTTGTCTACGCAATTCACAATAGAGTTGATAGGGTGTAATAATCCACCATTTATTTATTCCAAGAAAGTGTTTCACAAAAGAAACACAGTAAAGCCAACGTGGAAAATATATAGCAGACTTAGTTCCTGTTGCATCAACACAAGTGGCATATTCAATTAAAGAACCAACAAGAAGGTCTGACTCTTCTTCTTTGTAGGCATTAAAAACCATGCTTTTACTAGCACATTCAGCTTTTAACCACACTTTAGCTTTGGGGTCATAGTCTACTATATAGCAGTGGTTAAAGCCCTTACGCCAAAATGTAAACAATCTCCATGTGCCATAGTTTTGGCTTTCACAAAAACAAACAATCATAAACCAGCAACTCTTCTTCCTCTAGCTAATCTCGCTTTTCTCTGTCTGGACAGGGGTGAGCCAACCCTTTCAACGGTTGTATGGGAAGCGGACTTCCCTAAACCGTACACCACTCTCCGTCCTTCACCACCACCTAATAACGCATATTGCAAGGCGTCATGTATATGTGAGAACCGATTCTTGCTAGGCCGTTCATCATATCTCTCACTGCCCATATTGTAAGTGCGCTTATATTGATAGCCACCCTCAAAGCCAGCAACCAGAACTGTGCAGCTAGGGCTAATTTTCATTGATGGGTAGCCATCTGTCATACGATTAAGAACACCCTCAACCGCTTCAACACGCATAACAGCATCATTACTTGGTGCAGGATAGGCATTTATTCCTGCCGCCCTGAGTATCATAAATGGCGTCTGCTCTGATGTTTGAGCCATCTGATTACCAGCAGGATCACCTATAAACTTCAGTGTGTGTTTTTCCCAGTTGTTTCTGCTGATTTCTCGTTTGAGAACTTCTGCGAACCGTCCAGCTCCCATATCTTGCCCGATGACCTCGTGAAAGACTGTCCAGCGTCCTGAGTGCAGCTGTTGTGTAAAGATTGCCGATGGCGTGCGGCCAAAGTCGATGCCGACAATAACTTCAATCCCATCAATCGGTTCGATTGGCGATGTAGCAACGTGACTCTCCTTTCTAAAGGATTGGTAGACAGCCTTGCCATCCATAAGGGCTTGGTACTGATTCAGCACATAAACCTTAACCCATTGAGGCGTTTTGCCTAAAATTATCTTTTCATAGTAATCTGACTGTATATTTGCTGTATTTTCTGCCTTTTTGTTCCTTTCATAGCCTAAAAGCTGACCATTTTCGTCTTTTTTCTCTTTCATAGCCCCTTCTTGAGCAAAAAATGTCCAATCATCGGGCTTTACAAGCAAAAGTTTTTCTTCTGAGGCCATATATTCGGGTGCTGGCACTTCACCAGCCATAATTCCCCACCAATGCGTCTCATCTGGGGAGTTTGTGTCCATAATTACCCCATACCAGCTAGGACCACCATCTCTCATAGACGGAAAACGACCACAGCGCATGGTGCAAGCATCAACTATAGACTTGGGAAGCTCTCTTGCTTCGTTAAGCCAAACACCAGTTAATTCAAGAGATAATAGCTTTTTAACATCCTCTTGCTTGTCTAAAGCCAAAAATATGACTTCACATTCAACAGATGTCTTATCGGCAAGAGAGAAGTTGACAAGATGTGTATACGGAGGAGACCACACAAACTTGCCAACTTCATCCCCGAACCAATCCCGCCACGTCTTAATAGTCGTGGTTTTCAGTTGGGGATTGGTGTTACGAATGACCGCCCATCGTGTTCTGCGTACCCCAGCAGAATTAGGGGCTTGATTGACAGCCTTCCGCATTATTTCCATGCAACACGTTACAGACTTGCCAGAACCAACTGGACCTCGTATTCCACGGACAAACGATTCATCTTTCATAAAAGCCTTGGCTATAGGGCCAGGGGGTTTATAGTCGAGATTCATATTAATAGAACTGTCGTGTTTTCTGCGCCATTTGTCCTTGAGCCAATAAACGTCTGGTTGCAGCACTCGGCCCTTTTACAGTTTTCTTAGGCTCAATTTTGCTTTGACCTGACATCTGCATTGGCTGATCATCACCACCAGTATCCATTGGAAACTCTTTGTCCATATTTCTGGCATCTCTGTCATCATAACCAGCACGAATGTTTTCCTGTGCTTGGCGTCCAGCTCTTGATAAAACAACATTACCAGAAGTAGCAGACCTCACCATGTTGCCGCTAGATGACCTGACATAAAAACCACTTGCTCTTCTACCAACAGCCCTTTGATTAGCAACAGCGTCTTCATTGCTTTCATCTATCTGGGTGGCACTAGCCTTTTCCATGTCGTCCTCAGCTTCAGCCAAACGAAGCATTGCGGCCTCTTGGTCTTGACGCTGCCTCTTCTTTTTTGCAGCAGCTCTGGATGGTGGAGCATCTGGTGTGCTAGACTGTTCTCCCATAATTACCTCCTATGTTAAAAAATATTTTGGCTTTGTTAGGTTATTGAAGTCTATTGCGTGTGCAATTCACCCGTTATGTATTGCGGCTTAGTTTTTTAAGGCCATGTTCTGTAGACCACCGACTTGTCGCTTGGGACCCCTATCAGTCAACATTGAAGTTTATCTGCACAGCCGTGGACGGTGTACGCACAACGTCCTGTCTAAAACCCGCCCTGTCCATCAGGTCTTTAGCCGCTTCTAACCTAACGTACTGCGACTTGCTGCCCAGCAACTCACGCATGGTTGCCATCGCTTGTGTGGCGTCCCATCCCAAAGTCATCATAGCTAACTGCTGTCTATACTCTATAACATGCTGTTTTTTCAGCGTATTGTATGCCCAAGCTTTGTTCCTGCCCAGCTGCTGTGCTGCTTCACTGGCGTTGCAACCGTTATGCAAGATAGCATGCACCAACTCTGCTTGGCTTTCCGTCAGCTTCTCGTTCCCAACTTGTGCAGCAGGAGCATGTTTCTCGATGTCTTCCATCGGAACAATCCCTGCTTTGTACTTCTCTTGCTGTGTTATGTTTGCTTTGGTCATACTCAAGGGCCAATCACTGCGTCTACGGACGATTATACATATCAATCTCGACTAGCTGTCAAGACACATTTTACGAAATCGGGGCTTTGCCGTCCGTTTTTCTTTTGTGGCGCATTCATTGAGCAAGCTCACGCTTGCATGTAATTCTATTGTCTCCTTCTCGGAGTGCGGCAACGTTGCGCCGTTGCATCACTTCTTTATGGATGGATGTTTTTGATGTTTGCTGAGTGGCCGTTGCGACATCATGGGTAGCAAGAGTATTCCACTCTGCTGGCAATCCAGTAGGTTGCCTGCCGCTCCGTTCCATACTATTGCTCTAAGCACCCATGATGACGGACGTTCCACCGCAAACGGAGCATAAAACACACACACACGAGTTGTGATGATATCATGGAATGATGACTCACTCCCACACGAACCGTTGCGGTAGGACGCAAGAGATGCGGTAGCTCTCTTCCGTCTGACCTTCACTATGTCAAGTATTTCTTTTGTCGTGGTTGTGCATAACCTGTCGCCGTACGGTAGTGCGGCTCTGCGTTCTGATGATCACAGTCTCTGTCTCGACAAAACAAATCCTTGACATTTCGCAACTCGGTGAGTCGCCCTCTACCCATCATGCACAATCGTGTGTATGTGTTAGCCTTACGTCAAGGAGAATAACATGGCTATCAAAGACGAAAATGAAATCATTGCAGAAACAGTAACATCACATCATGAAGTACCAGATACTTTCCATTCTGGTAACGAGTTCGATGACTTTCATATGGTACGTTGTGAGATACAAGATGCTTTATCAAACGGTGACTACCACAGAGCAGAGCAACTTGCTTCACTCATCGACATCACATTACAATAAGCCAACTCAGGGGTAGGTGATTTTCATCTACCCCATAACGCCAAGGAGAATCAAATGAATGAGCATTTGGCAAAAGCTTTTAATCCATATCAACCAATAGAGTGGATGATGGACAAAGAATATACACTGAAACAGATGATTATATTCTGGTCCAAAAGACAAATCGAAGCCATTCAAGAAGATAATATGGCAGAGGCATATGACATACAGACCAACACACTTCCTAAGTGCTGGTCATTATACAAAGAAGAACTTGGCAACCGTATCGTAGAGGAGAATTAAGATGCAGTCATTATCAGAACAACTCAGAGAACAGTACCAGCAACTACCACGGTTGCAGGACATCACGACAGAATACCTCGATGACATTGCACGACAGTTGCAACACGAGACATTCTCAGAGCAAGCCAAGCAGTCATACGATGAAGCATGGCAACAGCATTACGCACAGCTTGAGACTGCTGCTATCATGTTTCATGGTGACGGCAACGACTTGACGTTGTGCTGCAAGCTAATCGACAGTCGCATTCGCAACCTCGAGTACGAACTGGAGTCACTAGAACGCTATGGTGCTAAGGTCAACGACAGCATCGCAGACCACGTCATCAATGACCCAGAGATTACAGTGCTTGAGCATCGCAGACTTGTTGACCTTCGTGACAAGCTGAGAGATCAGTACGCTTACATCAGAAACATGCACCACGTTCTACTCAACTCGGTTCGTCCAGAGATTGAGAGACGCACTGGCTACACGATGGGCGTATACAAGTCACGCAAGGCACTTGAGGCAGAGAAGAAAGCTCGTCAGTGGCGTCCAGTCAACAAGCGTGTCACTGCTGACCGCTGGCTGTCGATGTCCAAGTCAGAGCAGCAAGCATATCTCAATCAGCACTGCAAGCAAGTCTAACAACAGACGGAGGCTAGAGCGTTTCGTTCTAGTCTCCACTTTTTTCTGTTTCAGGCAACGCTTTGCTCGCTTGGTTTTCACTTCGTTCGACCAGGCTCGCAAAGCTCGGCAGTTGCCTTCCGACCCATCGAGGGTCGTCAGTCAAGTCAGGACGTTCACGCACTCCCGACACCCTAGCAAAGAGGCTAACCACAAAAGACGTTCACGTTGACAGGGGGTAAGCCAAGCAATGCCTCAAATGAGTAAAAGGAGAATATCTCATGTTCGCTTCAAAGTTTCTTAGATACACACTTGCTGTATTATTATTTGGCTTCTATGCCTACATTGCATTCAACTCAGGAGTTATGGCAGCTATTGTTGTCTTCCTCAAAATACTTGGCCTTGTAATTTTTGGCATGGCTCATGTTTGGGTCGTTGATACATTGCAAGTTCTTGGTTCAATTATCAGGAGAATCAAATGGTCTTCTACATCATTGCTGGGGTTTTTGCGGCGTTCGCAATAATATTCCTCTTAGCCAAGTTTGATTTTGACAAAGTTCTTTGGCTTGACATTCCGATAGACATAGCTTCAACTATCTTGCTTGTGATTATGTTCGCTGGAACATTTGCAGGCATGATGGCGGCAGTGATTGGCGGATGCATCATATCCTCTTTCTTATATGCCGCAAAACGCATCAGAGGTTATAAGAAGCCAAAGTGGAATAAATTATGGTTTGGGTGGGTGAAAGTCCCACCTCAACGAAACTAACATAGGAGATTGAGGTACTCACCGTCAGCTGCAGCAAGGTCGTCAGTAGTGCCACAGAGGGTCAGGTAACGTGATACCCTCACCAAGATTAAACACGGCCTTAGCATGATTGCAAAATGCTATTAGTCGTGACCTACACAAGATACAATACGCTATGATCATGCGGTGTCTTGGGGTCAAAGCAAATAAAGGTCTTCCCCGAGGGGAGGTATGGTAGAGCCAGCCCTTATTTGTAAACACTGAAGTACCCTGTTGGTTTTTATAAGCCAATGGGGTATTTTGGTGCAGTCGATAGTGACTGTAACATAACGTAAGGAGAAGTTCGTCATGAACATCGCACAAATCACAGTATCAGGTAACGTGGGTGCAGACCCAGAGATTCGTGAAGTCAACGGCACAAAGGTTGCTAACCTGTCCGTTGCTGTCAACGAAGGATACACCAACAAGCAGGGTGAGAAGGTGGAGAAGACCCACTGGTATCGCCTCGAAGCTTGGGACGGTAGCAATGGCAAAGGCCTCGTGTCATCTGTCATTGAGCCGTATGTGAAGAAGGGCATTACCGTCTTTGCTCAAGGCTTCCCAATCATTGAGGAGTATGAGAAAGATGGCGTGACACATCGTTCATTCAAAGTTAAACTTGCAGGCGCAGGGTCCACCTTCCGTCTTGCGGGGAAGGCTTCGGCTGAGGGTGGCTCTGCACCAAAGAACGACATACCATTTGACGACATTCCAATCTAGGTCTCCAACAGTAAACACCTCTACTGCCTAGATTGGGGTACTGTGGCTGGCTGTATCGTCCTGTGCCGTTACATCGCAGGTGTCAGCCACAAACATCACAGCTCACAAAGCTCTGCAAAGTAACTGAGCTGTGAGGTAGCCTCATCACTTGACCGTTTGACTTCTGCTAAGGTTAGGTTAAGTGGTGGGGCTATTTTTGTGAAAGATTCACAGGAGGTTCACATGGAATCAATGGACACTATCGTAAATCCCAAAAGCCAAAAGCTTGAACTGGTTAAATCTGACATAGACCCAGACGGTTTCAGCCATATCAAACGCCTCATTGACGCCTCAATGTTCACATTTGTACGCCTCTACGACAATGGCGATGGTGTGTACATCGATGACGAAGGCCTCTATGCAGAGCAGCGGTACTTCTGGATTCACCGTAACTATCCTCAACCCCTTGTAAACAAAGGATTATTCATGGGTGTTGATGATACTGGTGAGTCATCTGTGCCTCAAACGTCTTTCAAAACTCTTGAGAAAGACATACACTTTATTGGTGATACACATGACCTACAGGTTATGTTGATGGTCAAGAAAAGACAAATATCAATGGAGAATGGTTATGAGGACTACAGACCAATATTCTTTCAATGATCAGCCCGGCATTGCTGTATTTATTGCTGAAGGCGTTGAACAAGCCAAAAGCCAAGAAGAATTTGTAGCTGCGTGGCAATACCTATACGACTCAGGTATGTACCTACGCCTCCAAGGATGGTTTGGTAGACGTATTCAAGACATGATAAGAGAGGGCATACTCGATGCTTGACATATTTGTAGAATGCTCAAAGTGTGGCGGTGAAGGCCGCCTCGAATATGAAGTCCCAGTCATTGACTATGAACGTGGAGGATACCTCAAAGGAGAATGGGGTGAGTGCGATGAGTGTCATGGTCTGGGTGAAGTACAAAAGAATGAGGAGTAAACATGATCAACAAGCTAAGACAAATCAGCTTCGTCAACAACAAGACGAGATGGATTGGGTGGTTCGTCACTGTTCACCTAACACTGTCATTTACCATCCTGTTGATGATGATAGGCATGGGCATCAACCCGACCCTTTTGGTTTCAGTGATTGGTGCGCCCCTGTGGATTGGCGTTGCGTTCGCCTCAAAGACACTGACTGACAAAATTATGGAGGACTAAATGTTTGATAATATTAAGATTCGTAAAGGTATTCCAATACCACCAAAGCACTCACATACTCATCTTGGAGCAGTCGCAGCCAAAATGAAAGTTGGTGACTGCGTTGAAGTTAGTAAAGATGAAGTAGTGAGAATGTGTCAATGTATTCGCAGTAGATACGGCAATACTGCTGCTACTATGCGTAAGCTAACTGATGACACATATCGTGTATGGAGGAACAAATGACAAGAATGTATCATAG